TCTCCTTGACTTGGATCCTGGCATACCCTGAGTATGAAAAGAATGAAGATGTGAAGACAATGCTCCGCTATATGCTGACGCCTACGCAACAGCAGAAAGCAGACTCTCTTGGTTATGTTCCTCTTCCTGAATCACTGCGTCAGAAAGCACTCGCTGCTGTCGAAACGCTAAAGTGAATTCCATAAATCTGGAAAAAAAATTCGGGCAAAAATTTGCCCGAAAAAGTCATCCAGTTTTCTTTAACTGCTGATTGATATAACTTCCAGATTTTTTATAAAGGTTCTGTTTTCTAAAGTCATTAACAAATGATGTTAGATACTCTGGTTTGAGTAAAAAGATTTCTCTTTTCTTTTCATTCTCAGCATGGAACCACTCAGCAACGGGAACGGGACGACAAATCTCGTTCCCGTTTTTTGTTGTGATAACACCGTCGATGTTTAGTTTGTGTGTTCCATTGTAGAATGTCTCATCTACATATTGACCTGCTTTGTATGGTCCGATAGCATCTGTCTCGTAGTGATGGATTGTACCATAAGGATCATCATACTCACTCTCCAATACTTTATAAACTTGGTAGTTAGTCATTGGCCAGTCATATTGAACATTGACCATGTTATTGACTAGAAGAATTACCCAGTCATAGAATGGATCGCCATATGCTTTTTCTGCCAGAGCATCTGGACGTTCTCCATCTTCAATAGCATACTTCTGAAAGATGACAGCATTAGAGAACACATCATCATTGACTTTGTATCTACGAAAGAAATTCTTAGCAGTTACAAAGTCCGATTCAGAGAACGGATAACTGATTGGTTTCTCATCGTATGAGATGTTTGGAACGAGTGAAAAATACATTTATCTTACAGAGTTGTCGATGTCTTCAGCAAAACAAATTTTTGTCTCTTGGAAGTTAAGAGACAACCCAACTGCTACTGGTTGTCCGTCAGTATATGTAGCATAGGTTCCATCAGGAGTATAGTTAACGTCAACTGATGTCAGAGCACACATTTTATATCTTGGTAGTCTAGAATTTTCACCAGAACCTTTCATGAAAGAAACTTTAACTAGTTTTGGTACTCCAATGAATCCTAGTTTTATTCCTCTGTTTTTTCCAGTTGCATTAAATCCAAATACTCTTCCTGGATCTGTTGATGGTAGCATAGCTCTTTTGAACTGTGTTACAATGTTATTAACTTCTTCTGATTCTTTGCTGTGTCTGGGAACTAATTTGTAATTTAATTGGAAGTTTCTCATCTGAACTCCACCAAATAATAGTTCTGTATTTGGATTGAAGATTGCTCCAGAGATTCCGCCAAAGATATCGTCATAAGATAATGAATCTCCTGCTAACTTTGTTGTAGCAGTTTGTAATGCTGCAGCACCTGCCAGTGGTCCTGCTTTGTCAAGTAAATTATTAATCGCAGTGATTCCCGCTGCCGCTTTATTTCCAAGTGATCCTTGACCCATAGCTCGTAGAGCATCTGTTGCCAAGTTACTCATGGATTTACCATCCCAGTTTGCTCTAAAACCAGTTGAAACATCCTCTGGCATGTAAAGCATGATTGGTTTGTAACCACCAGCTGGGGTGTATTCGTTTGCCTGGTTGTAGTCAAACACTCCAGCATCAGGTTGTCTATTGGGTCCAAATGGAGCACTGTAGTCAAAAAATTGAAACAGTACAAAATCACCGTCTGCTGTAATACCTCCTTGATCTGATCCTGCCATTGGATAACGATAAGTCCCAGCACCTTCTGCTGGTCTTGCTACAGAAGGAAGTGTTTTTAAATTAATCCTTCCTGATGATGCTTTTCTATCACCAGCTGAGTTAACTCTTTGCTCTTCAAAAGAATAACCTGTCAATTCTCCAACCAATCCAGTTGGAGGATCTACTAATTTACCTTTAGCAGGAGGAGCAAAACTAAAAGGAACTTCTTTCCATTCATATTGGATTTGCTTTGTATCAAAATTTACTCCATTCATGGAGTAAACATATTTTTTTCCACCAGAAAAGAAGTAGTCATCTGGTACGTACAGAGGAGGTTTTGCTGCTGGTTGTGCTTGTGGTGATTGCTCTTCTGCCATTACTTAGACATCTCCTTGGATTGTTTGGTTCCGTATCCTCTCACTACTCTTTGACCTGTGATTTTATCGTAGAACTTCTCATCAGTATCTTCCCAAACAGTTTGTCTGTCGATAGGGAATACCATTCCATTGATATTTCTCACATAGTCCTCGGTTGGCAGGAGAATGGCAGTGTCCCATTCATCAGCGGCGAGGTCAAGATATAGACCTTCTACATGGTTACTGAGATATTTATGGAAACATACCTTAGGTATGTCAACTCTACCTTGAATGAGTTTCTTTACAGTAGTGATTCTTTTCTTTGGTGAGAGATAGTGTAGGTTAGCACCCCAGAATTCATCTTTTCCTGGTGCTTTGATGACATATACTAGAGGAAATCTGTCGTAGTAAGGCAACCACTTCATCTTTGCCTTATACTCAAACATATACAGATGACCTGCTACTGTATATCTACGTAGTTCATTCTTGTCTTGTTCTTTTGCTGCTCCAACTCTATCTCTCTTTTCTTCTAAGATATATTTGCTGAAGTTCTTTTTGTATTTACTTGCTTCTGCTTTTACAGCGTTGCGATACCATGAGAGAGATTTCTTTTCTCCTCCTGTAGCAGCAGTTACTCTTTCAAAGAGTGTTGTATATCCAGGATCTTTATTGACCGTGTTGCGCTGGATAGTGGAAAAACCAGTTGCCATTGTTAGACTCCTAAGTGATCTTCGGTGAGTATTAAGAAGTTCATCTGCCTGTCTTCACAATACTCTCGCGCAGCAGACCACTTAGTTTGGTTCTTTGCGTAAGTCAGTGCAGCATTACGATAGGCAGCAGTTTTTTTGTTTTTCTCATTCGGGGGTTTTGTTTGTTTCTTGGGTTTAATCTCGATAATATATTTGGTTAACTTACCAGTTTTTTCTTTTACTTTAATGTAAAAGTCTGGAAAGTATCGTCTCACTTTACCATCGGGAGCACGGTATGGAATAATAATTTCCTCGCTCCCCCACTCTACTATCGAGGGGTTATTATCACAGAACACCATGAACTTTCGTTCCCAGAGTGATCTATAAACGATGTTAGTTGGGTTGCCACGATACTTACCAGGATTTACAGGTTTGTAAAATCCAGAGTACGCCATAAATATAGAAGGACCAACATAGGTATTTAGCGTGTCAATTAATAGCTTTATGTCTGCCATCGCCTCTAGGGGCGGTATGTCATATTCAAACAACTATATTGTTGCGTTTGAAAATGTGCCAATTACTTATGCTGGATTATCAGAAGAAATTGAGTATTTTTGTGATGAAGCACAACTTCCTAACATTAATACAGCAACTGGAACTGTAAATGGACTTTATACTGGACTTGGTAACATAGATTATCCACACACTAAAGTTTTTACAGAACTTCAATTGGGATTTATGTTAGATGCTGATTTATCTGTATTAAAGTATTTGAATTCGTGGTACAATTCTATTTTCGTGGAGACTGGTACGACTGAAAGTAGAACTACTAGAGTAAAATTTAGAGATCAATATACAGGCACCATAAAAATTACTAAGGCAGAGACTGGTCCAGATTCACCAACACAAAGAAAACCAATTACCTATGTTTTGGAGCAAGCATATCCATACGCCATTGATGCTATTCCACTGCAATTTGGTTCTTCTCAAATTACGAAAGTAACAGCACAATTCAAATATCAAAGACATTATACAATTGATAGAAGTATTCGTAATGTTAAGGATTCGAACATTCCTGCTGGTGGGGTCTTAGTTGGTGAAGTAGAAACTGGACCAGGAGTATTCATACAGCAATGGTTACTTCCGAATGGTAAAATTGTTGAGAGGGAAGGTAATAAAGTTGCGACAGGAACTCAACCATCTGCCAGGTAAAATTGACTTTTCAATTCCATGAAAGTGGGAAAATTTTTTCCGCTAATTTTTGGTTCTAAAAGTCGCGCTAAATATACATATGAACTGGTCTAAACATAATGGCATTACCACAAGTTGTGCTTCCAACCTATGAGTTGGAAATTCCGTCTAATGGCAAAAAAATCAAATATCGCCCATTTGTAGTAAAAGAAGAAAAATTACTTCTTCTGGCAATGGAGTCAGAAGATGACGGGCAGATTGAAGCAGCAGTAAAGCAACTATTGAAAGGTTGTATTCAATCTCGCGTGAAAATAGATGATTTGGCAATTTTTGATCTAGAGTACATTTTCCTTCAGATCCGTGCTGTATCTGTTGGCGAAATTGTCGATATGAACATTACATGTCAAGATGATGGGCAAACCACTGTTCCGTATAAGTTAAATTTGTTAGAAGTTGAGGTACAAAAACCAGAGGGTCATTCTAACAAGATCATGCTTTCTGATGAAATGGGTATTGTGATGAAATATCCAAGATTTGATACTTTCGTCAGTGGATCTATTATCGGCAAATCTCCAACAGCAGATTCTGTTATTGATATTATTGCTGGTTGTATCGACCAACTTTTTGATGGTGAAGATGTATACGACAGTTCTACTACTAGTAAGAAAGAATTTAAGGAATTTCTTGAAAATCTTACCAATAGTCAGTTTGAGAAGATTCAAGCATTTTTTCAAACTTCGCCAAAACTAGAACATATCATTAAAGTCACAAATCCCAACACTGGTGTTGAAAATGAGGTAGTATTTTCGGGATTATCGTCTTTTTTCGGGTAGCACTCTTCCATAACACTTTGGAAGGGTACTATAAGACCAACTTTGCTTTAATGCAGCACCATAAATATAGCTTGAGTGATGTTGAAAATATGATGCCGTTTGAGAGGCAAGTTTATGTTTCTCTATTGATGCAGCATTTAGAACAAGTTAAACAACAACAGGAAGCGGCAGCTAAGCAACGATAATGGCACACGGGTTTCTACAAGCAACTGATTTAAGAACCGAGAGAAATTTTCTTGGTGATATTGCTGGTGCTATCGGAAATAGAATTGGCAAAGCATCTAATATGGCACGCAGGGAGCGTGCTTATGCTGAGAGTATTGCCGAGAAGAATAATACATCATTAGCAGAAGCTGGTATTGGAAGAGGGCATTTCTTCCAGAGAGCGTTAGGATCTACGTTTGGCGGTGATGCTATCGCTAGAACCAGAGGTAGATTTGCCAAAGATGCTACTATGAGCATCGATCCAACAGGATCTCAGGCATCTAGGTTTAGGGGTGGATTTGTAGATAGAGGTCGTTACGACTATTCTCAAGAAATTTTCAGTTCTCCCACTAGTCCTGGTGGAGCATTAGCAACAATTTTTAGTTCTGGTCCTAGTGTCGCACAGAGGTTATTAGACGCAGGACCAACAGCAATTAATCCAGAGGTTCTTGGTGGAGAAGTTGCAAAATATCAAGGATCCCCCAATACTAATGCTGCGGGATTTACTGTTGATACTACAGCAACAGAAATCAAAGACATTGCTGGTATTCTGAACCAGATTGGTCAGTTGATGGTTCGAACCAACAACAGCACCATCCAGGCAGTTGATAATGTACAGAGAGTAAATGTTAAAGTTGTTGAGAGTATTCAGTCCTTAGGACAACTTCAGGTTGGCATTGCTGAAAGGCAAATTCAAAATCAGAGACTACTTGCTTCTAATGCTGAAAATACAGCAGAAAAGATTG